TTCGTCGAACAGCCCGGCGGCCAGATCGGCGGCGCGGATCGAGGCGTGGCTGAGCGCGCCCTGCACCTCGGCGCTGTCATTGGCGAGTTCGGCGGTCAGCCGGATCGCCGCCGGGATCATCCCAGGCGCGGCCCAGTGCCGCATCCCGCCGAAGCTCAGGTCGCGGTCATGGCTGGTGAAGCCGAGCGCGGTCCCATCGCGGCGCCAGATTCGCCAGAAGGTCGCCACGGTGTCGAGCTCGCGGTCGAAGAACACGCGCATCAGGCGCTCTCCCGGATCTCGATCAGCGGCACCGAGGGCGCTTCCCCGGCGGCAAAGCTGACGGCGGAGACATCGAGGCGATCCTCGGCAAAGCGCACCGGCACGTCGAAGCGGAAGCCCGCGCGCACCTCGGCCCCGGCAGGCGGCGCGGCGAGGAAGCGCAGCACGCCCTTCTCGCCCAGCGTCCACGCTGTGCTGGCCGCCCCGCCGACGCTGACCACCAGCGTGGCAGGCTGCGGACGGGTGATCGGGCGCACCTGCGGCTCGGCCCCGCCATAGGACTTCACCAGCGGGAAATCGGCGCGCAGCCCGTCGCCCACCCCGATCAGCTGATCGAGCATGGTCGGCGTCCCTGTCATCCCGTTCGAGCTGTTGTCGAACGGGTCGGTGATCCGGAAGCCCCGCGCCGGGCCGCGCCGGGCGCGGAAGAAGGCGATCAGCTGCGAAAGCTCGGTCTCTGACCGGATCCCGGGGCCGACATCGAAATGCAGCCGCGCATCGGACCACAGGGCATTGCGCCGCTCATGGCCTGATGCCGTCACCGCGATCGAGGTCGAAAACTCGGGCGCGACCGAGGCGCTGCGCCCAAGCGCGAAGGGGTAGGGCACGTCGTCGAAGGGGTCCATGGTGTGCTCCGGGGGAGGGGCGAGACGGGTGTAGCCATCGCGGCTTACCTGCGGCAGCGCCCAGACATAGCGGCGCGGGATGCCGCGCGCGGCGGCCTCGTCGATCCCGGCGTCGATCCGCGCCCAGAAGGCTTCGGCATCGGCCGGGTCGAGCACGAAGCCCGCGAGATAATCCTGATCGGCAAGGGCATAGCCGAGCCGCGCCTGCACGAATTCATAGGCCGCCCGCCGCTCGGCATCGGCGCCGGCGGTGAGCCAGTCGTAGTCTTCCAGCTGCAAGCGGTCGAAGGCGGGGGCGGCCCATCCGGCGGGCAGGTTGGCGCGGCAAAGCTCGGGCGTGGCGGCGGCGAGGATCGTGGGCGTGAACGCGAGCAGCAGCACCTCCGCCTCTCCCGGCGCGGCGGCGGCGCGCACGGCGGCGGTCAGCGCGGCGGTCGATTGCGCCAGCAGCACGCCCGCGGCGTCGAGCAGCGCGGTGGCGCCGGCATCGAGCGGGGCGGCGATGTCGGCGATCACCGGGGGATCGCCCCCGAAAGCGGCGCTCGCGGCATCGTCATAAAGGCAGATTTCCCGTGCGGGCGTGACCCACCACCACGGCTCGCCAATCTGGAAGCGCACCGGCTGGCCCGCTTCCTGAAGCAGCGCCACGAACCGCTGCGCGACATCGGCCAGCCATGCCATGGCTTGCGGGTTGGCGGGGGAGAGCAGGGTCGAAGGCGGCACCCATCCCGTCAGCGCTGGCGCGCCGCTGGCGGTGCGCTGTTTCCACGCGGGCGGGCAATAGGCGTCGAACAATTCGTAGGAGAGCGAGGCGATGACTGCGAAACCCGCCTCCTGCGCCAGCGCAAAGAAGCTGCGATGCCAGGCCGCCGCCGGAGTGCACAAAGCGCCGTCGCTGGCGGCCAGCAGACTGCCATCGGGCTGGCGCGTGAGCCGCATGAAGTGGCTCATCCCGACATAGTGGACGATATCCTCCCGATACCCGAGCCCGGTCACCGCGCGCAGCAACCGCGCCGGGGTCTGGTTGTAGGCGTCGTCATAGGCGGTCGCCATGCGCTCGCCGTGCGGGGGGACGAGCACATCGCCCAGCGCGATCATCGCCCGCGCGCCATCCGCCACGATGTCCGATAGGGTGACCGAGGCCAGCACCGGCGCGGGCAGGGGCGCGGTGCTTCCGGCGACAAAGCCCGGCGCGACCAGCGAGATGAACATGCGGTCGATATCGCCCGCAAAGATAGGCTCGCCCGGCAGGCCATAGCCGCTCTCCAGCGCCGAGAACGGCAGAGTGATGCGCGCATCGGTCGGCGTGCCGGTGGCATAGTTCCACAGCCGCACATACCACACCTGCGGCTGGCCCGCGGCATCGCGCCCCTCGATCGTCAGGGTCGGACCATTGGGCTGATCGAGCGCGATCACCCCGTCCGACTGCCAGCGGAAGCTGAGCACTGTATGGGCGTAATCGCGGTCGGTGGCATAGGCCAGCAACGGGTGATCGAGGCTGTCGAGGCTGTCCCAGATCAGCCCCACCAGCTCACCCGCATGGTGCAGTTCGAGATCGACCCGTAGCGCAGCCGGCCCGGTCGTCACCACACTCGCCATCGCGGGGCGGGGAAAGTTGACCGTCCAGAAGCGCGGATCGAAGCGCTGGATGAAGCTGCTGTCCTGCGCCTGAGGCGCGCGGGCGAGCCAGAATGCCATGGTGAGTGCCCCTTCTCAGGCCTGTTGCAGCGCGCGGCGCACGGCGCTGGCGATCTGGCGCGAGGACCGCTGCATCGCGGTGGGCGCGGCCTGTCCGCGCGGCACGGCAAGCTGGATCGCGACCCGCACATCGCGGCCCGGCGCGTTCTGGCCGGTCTCGACCCGCCCGGCAGCGGTCGGCACGAACACCTCCGGCCCGCGCTCCCCGACCAGATAGGCGCGACCGGGTGCGACCGGGCCGCCGGTCGCCCGGCCCGGCAGGCCGAACAGCGCGCCGATCGACTGGCCGATGAGATTGCCCAAACCGCCCCCGGCACCGCCCCCCGCGCCGCCGAACAGGCTGCCGATTCCCGATTGCAGCGCATAGCCAGCAATTTCGCTGAGCGCGTTGAAGGCGACCCGCTTGAGGTCATCGAACCCCAGGCTCCCGCGCCGCAAAGCGCCCAGCAGGCCCCGCTCCAGCACATTGCCCGCCCGCGCAAAGCCATCGAGCAACCCGCCGTCGAGCGTGCGGCGCATCGCCTCGACATCGCTGGCAAAGCCATCGGTGCGGGCGCGCACGTCGATCACCAGATCTTCGAAGGAATCGGTCATGTCGCATCACGCTCCATCATGCGGGCAATCGCCTCGCGGGTGGGGGGAAGGGGGGCGGTGGGGCCATCCGGGGCGGCCAGCGCCATCGCCAGCTCGGCGGGGGTGGCCTGCCAGAACTCGCCCGGCCGCCACCCGAGCAGGCGCGCGGCGAGCGCGCACCAGCGAGCGGCGGCGTCCGCGAAGGTGGGGGAAAACATCGCGCTCACGCCTCGCCCTTGAGCACCTGCGCGAGCACGGCGCGCACCGGGGCGGTTGCGCCGATGAGGCCCATGCCCAGCACCGCCTGACCGACAGCGACCCGGTCAGGGCGACCCTCGGCAGGCAGGCAGTGCCACAGCAGCGCGGTCATCTCGGTGAGGGTCAGCCCGCCCTCCGCCGCGCGTTCGACCAGCGCGAACAGCGATCCGACTTCGGCTTCGGCCAGCACCAGGCTTTCGAAGCTGGGGCGCAGGACATAGGCCACGCCCGCGACGGTCAGCGTCGTCTCGCCGCGCAAGGGATTGGCGGCGGCGATCACGCGGGCACCACCGGGCCGGAGCTTTCCAGCTGGAGCGTGTAGCTGCGCTCCCCGTTGAAATCCCCGGCATAATCGAGCCGCTGGACCAGGAACCGCCCGCGCAGCCGTTCCCCATCCTCGAAGGATAGCTCGTAATCGTCGAGCGTCCCGGCGAGCGCATGGGCGCGCACCGTCGCCTCGGCGGTGCTGCCGAGGAAGATCCCCGCCGCGCTCACCGAAACCGAGCGGGTGCCCGCGCCCGAAAGCAGATCCCGCCACCCGCCTGATTGCTTGTGGGTGACGACCACGGTGTCGCCATTGATCGACATTTGCGTGGTGCGCAGGCCAGCGATGGTCTGAAAGGCCGGGGGCGTGGCCCCGTCGGTGATCTTGAGCAGGAAGGCGGCGCCGGATTGTGCGGGCATGGGTCAGGCTCCTTGAAGCGGGGCGAACAGGCGGAAGCGGTATTCGAGCAGCGCGGCGCGGCGGTTGTCCGCGCGCGCCTCGCTGCGGGAACGCAGGAAGCGGATCGAGGCGAGCTCGAAGCCCGGGTGGAAGGGCGGCAGATCGAGCACCCGGCGCTCAATGGCAGTAAGCAGGGGCGCATCGGCGGCGGTCAGATCGGTGATGCTCTCCAGTTCCAGCGCGATCCGGATTTCGCGGCCCGCCCGGTCCTTGGTGCCCCAGTCGATTGACGCGCTGGCCGCGATCCCGAGCCACGGTGGGCTGACCGAGAGCGGGGCCTCCTCCTCGATCGCATTGAGCCCGGCCAGCGCCGGATCGGCGGCCAGCCAGGCGATCAGCGCGGCGCGCAGGTCATTTTCCATCCTTGAGGTCTCCTGCAAAGTCCGGCCACAGCGCGGCGGCGGAGTGCCAGTCGGTGCGCGCCCACCTGCGCCTCGCCGCGACCCGCGCCGCGGCGATCCGCGCCGCACGGGCACGCAGGCGCTGGATCAGGGCGGCTGAGCGCGCGGCGGCCCGGATCATCCGAGCCGCACTTCGCGCCAGGGCCGCCACAGCGCGGTGACGCTGGCCGGCGGCACGGCGCCGGGCTTGCCCTCACGATCGCGATAGTGATGCGCGGCAAGGCGGATGATGCCGTGGCGCAGCGGCGCGGGCAGACCCGCCCAATCCGGCGCAATCCCGACGTCCAGCTCCACCGCCAGCGCGCTGCCTTCGAGCGGATGCAGCAGTCGCACGCAGGCGCTGCTGCCAACGCGCCATTCGAGCGCTTCTGGCAGCGGGCCCAGCGCCGTGCGGCTGCCATCGGCCGCGATCAGCGCCGCGCCGGTCACGTCATGCACCGGGCGCGACACCAGCTCGTGCCACATCCCGCTCAGCGGAATGGTCTCCTCGACCCGCTGGCGCAGCGGGGTCTTGCCGGTGAAGGCTTCGCACAGGGCGAGACTGGTATCGAGCAGCGCCCCGAGCATCGCGTCGTCATTGGGGCGGCTGATCCCGAGCCAGTGCTTGAGCTCCGCCAGCGCGGCCTCGCCGGGCGCCGGGGGCTGCACGATAATCCGCTGCATCGCGGTGTCTCCCAGATAGTGATCCACAAAGAGGGCGCCCGCATCGCTGGCGTCAGGCGGGAGGAGCGGCCTGAAGCGATGCGGGCGCGAGAGCCGGCGGGAGCGAAGGGGGACGCAGCCCCGCCGGGAACCGATGGCCTGACGTCAGGCCTCGATCTTGAGCAGCTTGATCGCGTTGGAATCCAGCACCTTCCCGCCGATCCGCTTGGTCGCGTAGAAGTGGACAAACGGCTTGTTGGTGAAGGGATCGCGCAGGATCCGGGTCGCGTTGCGTTCGGCGACGAGATAGCCGTTGCGGAAGTTGCCGAAGGCCAGCGGGAAGGCCCCGGCGGCGACATCGGGCATGTCCTCGGCCTCGATCACCGGATAGCCGAGCAGGCGGTTGGGCTGGCCCTCGACCAGACCCGGCTGCCACATGAAGGCCCCGTCGGCGGTCTTGAGCTTGCGCACGGCGGCGAGCGTTGTCGAATTCATCACGAAGACCGCGCCCTGACGGTGGCCGGGCCGCAGGGCATGGATCAGATCGATCAGCCTGGTGTCGAGCGTCGTGCCGAGGCCGGTCGCATTGCCGCTGCCGATGTACTGCATCGTCCCGAAGGCGCGCACAGTGTCGTCGGTGGTGGCTTTGGGACCGGTCAGGAAACCTTCGGGCTGGTTGGTGCCCGTCCCCTTGACGAACGCCGCCCCTTCGGCGCGGGCGAATTCGTTGGCGATCTCGTTCGCCAGCCAGCTTTCGAGGTCGAAGCCGACATCATCAAGCATCGCCTGACTGGCCGCAGGGTTGGCATAGAGATCGCCGCTCGGCGGGGCGATTTCGGCGAACTGGGGCGTTCCGGTTTCAGGACGCGCCGCCGCTTCGCTGACCCAGCCCGAGGCGACATTGGTGGTCGCCACCAGCTTGCGATAGCCCGTCGTGCTGGTCTGCACCACCTGCGCGATGGCGCGGATCGGACTGAGCTTGACGAGTCGCGAGGTGATCGCAGCATCAATCTGGCGCGGCACGGCAAAGCCGCCATCGCCCGGCGTGGTGCCGGAGATCGACTTGATCTCGGTCTCGCGGCCGCGGCGCAGATAGCCATCGACGAAGCTCTTGACCTCGGGCGCATCGCCCGCCGGTGCAGCAGCGCCGCCCATCGCCGGGCGGCTGGCGGCGCGGGCGACCTTGTCGAGCCGCGATTTCACCTCGTCGATATCGCCGCGCAGGGCGGCGATTTCGGCTTCGGCCTGATCCTGACGCGCGACAATGTCGAAGCTGGCGGCAAGCGTTTCGGTGGCGGCGGCAGTGTCGGGGGTGGGGGTAGTGTCCATGGGGCAGAGGCCTTTCGGTTGGGCAGAAAAAAGGCCGCCCCAGTGGCGGCCGGTGGAAAGCAAGACGTGGGGCAAGGTCAGGTGACCAAATGCACCCGAGCGAGCGGGTGCAGCGGATGGGTGACGAGGCTGACTTCGAACAGTTCAACCTCGATCAACTCGCGCCCCGCCGCTGATTGCCGGGCGGCACGGGCGCGGAACCCGAAGCTGAGGCCATTGACCTTGCCCGCCGCCAGCAGCGCCGCAGCGCGGCTGTGCAGGCGGTCGATCCGGGCGATCACCTGCAAGCCGCGCGCGTCCTCGGCAGCGTGCTCGATCACGCCGATCGGCTGATCGGGCCGATGCTGCCAGTAAAGCGGCAGGGGCTGATCACGCCCTGCCAGCGTCCGGGCAAAGGCCCCGCGGCGGATGGTGTCGCGGCCCGAATCGGCGATGTCGAAAAGCGCGGCATAGCCGGCAAAGCGCAGGGGGGCGGGGGAGGGGGCGGGCGCGTTCACAGCCGGTCCCAGAAGCCGAGCCGCACCGCAATCCCGATCAGCAGCAGCGCCAGCGCGCCGCGGATCACCCAGTCGACAAAGGCCTTCCACGCGCTGGTCTTGGCGTCGCGCCAGGCGCGCAGCAGCTCGCGCAGTTCGACAAGGTCGCCCTCCGCCCCCGGATCGCCCAGCCCCAGCCGTTCGAGCGCGCGGTCGGTGGCAAGGCTGCTCGCTTCCTCGATGATGGCGCGCAACGTGACCAGTTCGGCCCCCTCCTCGCGCGCCTGCGCCATCAGGCTGGCCAGTATCTCGTCGCGGCTCATGGGGCAGTCTCCTCGGGGCTGAGGCCCAGCATCTGGCGCTTTTCGGCGCGGCTCAGGAAATCGGCTTCGGAGACCTGCGACCACAGCCGCTCCCGGTCTTCCGAAAGGGCTGGCACGCGGTCGAGATCGATCCGCAGGTCGGCCTCCGGGAACCACGGTGCGAGGCTTTCGCGCAAGGCGGCGAACAGCTTTTCCGCGAGCGGCAGCAGCGTCAGCCGCCACAGCGCGCGGCTGGCTTCGCGGTAATTGGCATAGGTGTTGTCGCCCGGCAGGCCGAGCAGCATCGGCGGCACCCCGAAAGCCATCGCGATGTCCCGCGCCGCCGCGCTCTTGAGCGTGGCGAAGTCCATGTCCGCAGGGCTCAGCGCCATGCTCTGCCACTTCAGCCCGCCGTCGAGCAGCATCGGTCGCCCGGCATTGGTCGCGCCCGAAAAGGCCACGTCCAGCTCCTGCCGCAACCGGTCGAACTGTTCGCGGGTCAGCGCCATGCCATCGCCCGCATCATAGACCAGCGCCCCCGAAGGCCGCGCCGCATTCTCGAGCAGCGCGCGGTTCCAGTGGGTCGCGGCATTGTGGATCAGCACCGCCTGCCAGGCCGCCTGCAAGGCGCTGGCGCCGGCGTGATCCTCCAGCGGGTGCATCGTCCTGAGCGCGATGATGCCGGGCCAGCCGTCCTCGTCATCCAGCGGGATGGTGGTGGTGTGACTGCCCACCCCATAGCTGTATCCGCAGGGCCAGCCCCTGCCGTCGAGCACCACTTTCACCCGGTCGGGCCGCAGCGCGAACAGTTCGACCGGGATGCCCGCGGCGTCCTTGATGATCTGGACATAGCCATTGCCGTTGAGCAGCAGATGCGACGCCAGCGTCTCGATCAGCGATTGGCCGGCACTGGTCGCGGTCACCAGCTTGGCGAGGCGCGGATCGGAACAGTGCAGCGGGGCCTGCCCGATCCCCTCGGCCACCACCCGCACCGAACGTTGCGCGATGGGATTGGCGAGAAAGCCCTCGGTGATCGCGCGGTCATAGTGATAGCCGCAAGCGCCCGGACCGGCATCGAAGCCGGGCCACCACCCGGTCATCATGCCGTTCGCCAGCGGCACACGGGTGCGCTCCCCGCCCTTGAAGGCGGAGAGGAGAGTATCGAGGAGAGGCATGGGATGTCCTTCGGTTAGAGCGCCCGCACGGCGGGGTTGGCGGTGCGGCCCAGCAGCAATTCGGTGAGCGCCCAGACAGCTGCGTCGGCGCGGTCGGGGCTGCGGCCGGGGCCGGCATAGGTGCCTCCGGTGAGGAAGCCGCAGAGCTGATCCTCCAGCCGCGCGAACACTCCGGCATGGCGCACGCGCCCGGCGGCGTAGAGCGCCGCGACCGGCTCGGCCCGGGCAATCTTGCCGCGGCTGGCGTGGACGAGCTTCACCGGCAGCGCCTGATCGGCGGCGCGCAGCACGCTTTCCACCATCGCACCGCCCTGATTGGCTTCGGCCACCACCCGGTCGGCGCTCCATTCGGACGCCGCATCTGCGACCCGCTCTGCCCATTGTGCCGGGCCTGCGCCGGTAAGTGAGCAATCGGCCAGCACCCGCGCAATCCCGTCCTCGCCCAGCGCGGCGACGATGATCCCGCATTCGTCCCCGCCCGCACTGGTCGGCGGATCGACCGCGACCACCACCCGCACCGCATCGGGCACTGGGCCATGTTCGCGGGCCTGTTCGAGCAAGGAACGCGTCCACAGCGCGCCCTCGATATCCTCCAGCAGCTCGCCCTCGATTTCCTGCCGGGCCAACTGGGTGTCGCCGAATTCGCTTTCGATCGCGTCCAGGAAGCGATCGGGCAGGGCTCCGGCATTGTCGAGGGTCGTGCCCCGGGTGATCACCACCTCGCCGCCTTCGGCCTGCTTCACCAGCCGCTGCACCAGCGGCACAGCGCGCGGGGTGGTGGTGACCGCGATGCGCGGATCATCCCCCAGCCTGAGGCCGAGCAGCAGATTGTCCCAGCACCGGCTCGCCCGCTCATGCGCCAGCGGCCACTTGCCGATCTCGTCGCACCAGGCGTGGCTGTGCTGCGGGCCGCGCAGGGATTCCGGCTCGGCGGCGGAGAACAGTTGCGCCTGCGCCCCGCTGCGAAAGCGGATGCGGTTGAGCGAGGGTTCGAAATGCGGCTTGTGTCCCGGTCGGCAGATCGCCAGCAGTCCGCTCTCGCCCTCCACCATCACCGCCCGCGCCTCGGCCAGCGAGGACGAGACCAGCGCGATGCGGGCCGTGGGATGGCTATCTGCCACCATCCGCACCCATTCCGCGCCCGAGCGGGTCTTGCCGAAGCCGCGCCCGGCCATGATCATCCAGATGCGCCAGTCGCCGTCCGGCGGGAGCTGGTTATCACGCGCGGTGTAGGGCCAGATCGATCCGAAGCCGCTGCGTTCTTCCTTGTTCATCTCCTTGCTGAGGACGCGCGCCAGTTCCCCAGCGTCTTCCGGGGTGTCATCCGCGAGATTTTCGAAGGGGCCGGTCATGTGCGGTTCGCCGCGAGCGCCTTCTGACGGGCGATGCGATTGCGGATATCCTCGATCTTGCGGTCGATCGAGGCGCGCACTTCTTCGGCGCTGACTTCGGGCACATCGTTCGCTCCGCGCGCCGCCGTGTCGCGGTGGGCGGCGAGCAGGCGGATCGCGTTGGCGAAGTCGAACTTGCCATCGTCGGCGGTCTTCACATCGCCATCGCGCAACCGCCGGACCACTTCCATTTCGAGATGCAGGTAGCCTTCGGCCAGCGCGGCGATCCACTGGCGCGCGAATTCCTCCTCCTCGCGCCGCACCTTGTAGGCGCGGCTGGGGCTGATCCCGGCCTTTTCCGCCGAGGCGCTGACGTTCGAGCTTTCGGCGAGGTGATCGAGGAAAACGCGCCGCCAGTTGTTGTTGATCGGGCCTTCTTCGCCGGTCTTGAGGCTTGGGCGGATGATGATGCGCTTGCCGGGGATTCTGGGCATGGCTGAGGCTCCTGCTGCGCACACGAAAAAGGCGGCGCCCCGGAGTGGAGAGCCGCCTGCTGGCGAATCGCTATTTCGCGACTATGCCTGTTTCTAACCAATCAGCGTGACGATGTCAAGGTAAATAACCAAATCGGTTATCACAGGCTTTGCTGCGCGCGCACCGCTTTCGGCGGCCACTGTAACAATCTTGCAATCACCCCATTGACGACAAACAGATTCGTGCGATTCTGGCCCCAAGCTTTTCTTCATGTCGCTTGCGAGGAGGAGTGATGACGACGGACCGCGCGTTTTTGGCCCAGATGGCAGGCTATGGCCTGACCACGGTCGAAATCCATTATTACATGCCCGATCACCGCAGCCTGTTGCAGCAATTCGTGATGCAGCAATACGATGTCGCGCCCCAGTTCCCGGAGCTGGATCGCTTCCTTGCGTTCTGGCGGCGCGAGATCGACGCGGTGCTGCACTCGGTCCGGGTGGCGCACAAGCACCTGATCGGCCCGCAGGAATGGCGCGCCGTGGACGGGATTGTTACGATTAATTGATCTTGCCGTAATCGCTCGTGCGTCTGCGCCAGCAGGGCAATCAGATAATCCCGATCGCCTTGCCTGCGCGTTCGAACATCCCGAGGATGGTCTGCACCTGTTCCGATGAATGCTCGGCGCACAGCGAGCAGCGCAGCAGGGTCATGCCCGCCGGGGTCGCCGGGGGCCGCGCGAGGTTGACGTAGAGGCCCTCCTTCAGCAGCGCCTCCCACATCATCGCGCCGCGTTCCAGATCGGGCATGATGACGGCGATGATCGCGCTCTGCGGCTCGTCGGTGCCGAGCTTGAAGCCGAGATCGCGCAGGCCCTTGTGCAGGGTGCGGCTGTTCTCCCACAGGTGCGCCCGCTTGTTCCCGCCGTGCATCAGCTTGCGGATCGAGGTCGCGCTGCTCGCCATCACCGCGGGCGGCAGGGCGGCGGTGAAGACGTAAGGCCGGCAGACAAGGCGCAGCACTTCGAACTTCGGGTGGTTGGAAACGCAGAAGCCGCCGACGGTCCCGACGCTCTTGGAGAAGGTGCCGATGATGAAATCGACCTGATCGAGCACGCCCTGCTCTTCGGCAACGCCCCGGCCATGTTCGCCGATGAAGCCCATCGAATGGGCCTCGTCGACAAGCACCATCGCGCCGTGCTCCTTGGAGATGCGGACCATTTCCTTGAGCGGGGCAACGTCGCCCATCATCGAATAGACGCCTTCCAGCACCACGAGCTTGCCCGCGCCTTCGGGAATGCGCTTCAGACGCTTTTCGAGCGCCTCGACGTCATTGTGCTTGAACGGCACGACCTCGGCCCGGCCCATCGCGCAGCCATCATAGATCGAGGCATGGCTGTCGATATCGAGGATGATGTAATCGCCCTTGCCCGCCAGCGTCGAAATGATCCCGAGATTGGCCTGATACCCGGTCGAAAACACCATGGCGTGATCCATGGCGTAGAATTCGCGCAGCGCCGCTTCGACATCGCGGTGATCGCGGAAGGTGCCGTTGAGGACGCGGCTGCCGGTTGTCCCGGCGCCAAAATCCTCCATCGCCGCCTTTCCGGCCGCGATGACATCGGGATCGAAGGTCATCCCCATGTAGTTGTATGTGCCGAGCAAGATCGTATCGCGGCCGTTGCATATCGCGCGGGTCGGCGAGAGCACCTGCTCCATCACAAGGTTGAACGGATCCTCCACCCCGGCAGCAAGCAGCTGTTCACGGGTCTGGATGATCGGATCGAACTTGGCGAGCAGGTCAACCGGCTCGGTCACGGGGTCAGTCATGGCGGTGGCCAT